AGTAAGGCTTGCGGAGGTTGTCTGCCGATAGCACGGCAGATTTGGCAGTCGCTGGAAGATAACGTCTTCGGCCTGACTTATGATTGTATCGATAGAGGCAACAAGTTCTGTGGAATCGTCTTCCAAGAAATTCTGGATGTTTGCTTTTAATGTTGTGTAATTCATCAGTCGCCCCACTCTGCTATACCAAAGCCTTCCTGACCCCAGCCAAGAACTTCGACGCTTTCAGAACCTACCGCGCCCGTGCCGCCAACACCAGCCTCATCAATAGACAGGCTGAGAGCCTCCACACCAACGCCGCCCGTACCGCCTGCACCAGATACGCCCCTAACGCCTGTTGGCGTTATTGTGCCAACAGCACCCACACCAGCAACACCAGTTTCTGTCAGTGTAACCTCAAAGGCTTCAGTACCTATTTCGCCTTCGCCTGCCGCGCCTACTGCATCTGGGCCAGATGAAATTAATACGTCACCAACACTAGCAAATGCAGGAACACCAACGGGCGGCAGTAATCTGCGATCAATTGTCCAGTCTTGCGTGAAACCAATAAAGATTTCAACATTTTCTGGGTCGTTATCGGGCCGTGGATCAAATAAAGCCGTGGCATCGATAACATTTTTTGCTGGCGTTAGCTGCGGCTGCTTTGGCTCATAATCTTCTGGAGATACGCGCAGGCCATCCCATGTGGTTTTGAGTTGGGTATAGGGAACCCGAAGGCCACTTATGTCGCTTATCGCCTGAGATTTTTTTCCTCTTGCGTACTTTGCCATTAATATAAATTCAGCGCAGTGGGCTGAACCCTCAGAGACACACCATCATTGTCAGAAGCCGCTGCGAAATCAAACGACCTCTCATACATTTCGTTTAGTATTGAAAATTTATCTGTCGCGTATTTTAGTGACAGCTTGCTTGCCAGCCCAGCGCAGATGCATTCGTTCCATCGATATGGAATGTCGGCGTTTTGATCTGATGCTGTAATGTCTTGAAGTTGGGTTATTGCCCAGTACACAAGACTGTATGTTGTCCTGTCTGGTATTTGCCAGATGTACAGGATCGGCGTAATTTGCTTGTCCAGCATGTATTGGCTTGGCTTGCCGCTCGACGTTTTATTTGGCAGTTGATTGTAGTCAGAGATCGACACACGATTAATGATTTGATCGGACGTATCTGTCCCAGAGCTATCGCGAACGACAGCGTCCAGAATGTCAATCGTACCTAAGTCTAGGGTGTAGGGCGTTGTTTGATCCTTAACTAAGGTCAAAGTTTTTTGCTCTAGCGTCCAGTAATTGATACCCCGATTGGCCCACTCAGAGAAAAGCAGGTTTAGGCTGCGCCGTGCTGACACGGCCCTGTCACCTGTTTGCGTTTGGGGATCAATTCCACAACGCTCAAATGCTTCAGCAATTATTTCCTCTACATCTGGTTTAAAAGCTACTGTGCCTGAGAGTGCCATTTATTTCCCCTACGCGAAGAACACATTCATTAGCACGACTGTGGCAACGGTATATTTTACAGATAAGCCAGCCTTAAACAACATGCCCTCATCTGGAATAGTATTGTCCAGAGTTAAGTTGTCTGTGCCGATTGTTTGTGCTTTGAATATAATAGTACCACTATCTGGCGTACCATTAAAGAAATCAACCAGCCCTGCTGTGCCTGCCGATACAATGGAATAGCCTTTCAGCCTTGTACGACCACCACCAGCCACTGCACTGGCACACAGTGAGCCAGAGCCTACTGTAATGTTCGCAGCGTATTGGGCAGAACATTCCACTGCACTAACTGTGACAAATAACTTAGCGCCTGCGACCGCTTCAGCAGACCCAGTTGAAGTTATTACTTCAGTGATAGCACTTCCGAAAACGTCAGTGCCTGTTATAGTACAAGTTTTGTTGTTGTCGCCAGTTCCAGCCGTTGTGACAGTAACATTTCTAGCACCACCACCTAAAAAGGTTGTTGCTGCCATTGTCGCTGATGTATTTGGTCGTGCTGCGGTTACCAGCCGATCAGGGTCTGCCGCATTCTCGTCGGCTATAAACCCGACCTGTACGTCTGTTTGTACGCTCATATTAATCTCCTAGATTGTAAAGTGGGGGTTGCCCCCCACCAGATTAATTACGCAATTTGAACATACTCAATGATGAACGTAAACGAACCAGCAGTTGTAGCATTAACAGTGTTGGTAATGTTACAGAAGATGTTTCGCGCCGCAGAAGCATACTGAACGGATGCAGGAGCAGTTGAGGCATCTTGAGTCTGAACAACTAATTCAGTCAAAGTTACGTTACCTATAACAACTGTTGTACCAGCATCTAAGATTTCGTCAGCCTGAGTAGCAACAATCTGTGAACCAGAAGAAGATGTACCTACTTCATAACCAATGTCACCACTTCCCGTTACAGGTGCAGTTACACAAAAGATTTTAATGTCAGTAATAACTGTATTAGCTGGCTGTGCAAATACGCCAATAGTTGGCGAGTCACCAGCAGTTGAGTTTACTGTTACGCCTGTGGCAAAGCCAACGTGCTTAACAAATTTATCGGTAACAATGCCCGTGGATGCAATAGTTGCAATGTCTGTATAAACACCAGTTGTTGCATTTTTTGATACTACTTGAAAGCCGCCTTCGGAACGCACTGGTCCTGTGAATGTTGTATTAGCCATGATAATCTCCTGTCGTGGCAAATGTCAGCCACATTGTGCGGCTGTCAGGGATGCTGGCACAATACAACAGGTCTGGACAAAAAGAAAGGGGCGATCCGAAGACCGCCCCAATCAAACCAAAACTAGGTTTTTAGATTATCCGCCTTCGGTGCCAAAGATGCCACGCCAGTCGGTGACGCCAAAGCTGTAACGCTCACGCACTTTATAGCGCACGTTGCCAGTTTCGAAGTCGCCTTCCATACCCTTACGCATGGCTGAACGCTGGAACATTTTCAGTCCGTCAGGCACGTCAGTCTGAACAAAGAACGCATCGCCGTCTGTCAAACGGCGCATAATGTGATAGCCCTGTGGCAGATAGCCACCAGCCTTAATCGCATTAATGTCGTTGTCGGCAGTACCTGTGCGAAGCTGGCTTTCCAGCAGACGCTCTGCAACAAACTGATACGCAGTTGGGATGATTAACTGAGTACCCTGTGCTGCAATCCGAAGGCCACGATCATCTTTCATATCCGAAATTTGGATAAGAATTGACTCAAGTGATGTTTCGGACAGATCAGCCGCCGTGGCAAGCACGTTGGACTGAATGCCGTTCTGTGTTGGGTGCGATGCACTCAACAATACAACGCCGTCACCACCAGTTACACCAGCGGTCTGTGCGTTATTCAAGACGTTTGCAGCCTTGATTTCTTTGGTCGATGCCATCGACCGTGCCAGTGCCTTGGTGTACCGTGACGCCAAGCTACCATACTGACCATCCTCTTCAGCTTCCTCAGTGATTGAGAACGCCAAAGCGACAGTTTCGTGCTGGTAACGCGCAGTCCATTGCTGACCCGCAGAATCATAAGATACTGATCCACCTTCAGTTTTCGTTGGCGCTAGGCCAAATCCACTGAGAAGCAAATCTTCTTCGTATGCCTTTTGCGAGGTATTCGATTCAAAGACAGCTTCGTATTCTGCTGGATAGCGGTCGTACTCAAGTCCAAAGAGAGTGTTCAGACCCGGCTCTAGTGTTTTCGCAAAACTTGCTCTATTCATTGCCATTGTTCATACCCTCCTTATATACCAGCGACATTGCTACCAAGGACATGCTCAGTAACTAGCACCTCCAAGACTGCATTTGCGCCGAAGGCATTATCTGGAGTGTCATGTCGCGCAATGATTTTGCAGGTAGCAACACTTGCAGCCATTGTTCCGCTCAATTCAAAACCAGATTGGCCTGTTACAGTTGATCCTGCCCCAGCGACAACATCAGCACAGTTGCCGATATTTGTCTGAGCGGGAGTTCCCGCAGACTGTGCTTTATACACAATCATTGGATCGTCGTAGATGTACAGAATGATGTCAGTGGCTACTGTGCCTGACGGCCAATACTCACTGTAAACATATGACCCGTCTGCTGCGGTATACGATACCCCATCAAACACACCAATGTTATTAGTTTCTGTTGCAGTGTGAGGGGTTATCAAGCCTGTACTAATCAATACACAAAGATCACCCTTGAAGATGTTCTCAGCCAGTCCACTGGCGCATGTGTATCTATTCGTGCGAGGTATGTTAC